TTCAATTTGGAGGGTTTTCTAAGCTCTATTCAAGAAGTTGAAGTTAAACAGAATAAGCATAATACACTATAGATATAGCAACAAAAACACCTGGGCTCGGTCTCGGGCTGTGCCAGAGGGGGGCTCTCTTGAACAACTGATAGACTGCGGTGAATCGGATTTCTGTTTATGTTGTCAGCATCCATCTAACAATACAATAGGGAATTCGATGGAACGCCACCTCAGATTTCTGCAAATGGAATTGCACAAGGGCCCATCTCCTGCGCGGATTAGAAAAATCAAAGAAGAGTTGCGCTATTTAGACCAACAAACATTTCAAACCGGCAGTAAAAGTAAGAGTAGATGGGGAAACATCACACCGAAGATTACAAACTCTCCGCTGTGAGGTATGCTTTGCGAACAGATAATCAAGTAGAAACCTGTGAAGTTTTTGATTGTAAAAGGTCATCTTTACAGGATTGGATTGATTTATACCAGAAAACTGGTTCTCCTGTAAGGAAAACAAGAAAGAACCGAGTTGCCTATAAAGTGCGTAAAGAACATATTGAATTCCTGAGGGCAGAACTGAAAAGGAAACCTGATATTTTTATGCCTGATTTGAAAGGACTACTGGAACAGAAGTATCCCGATGTTTCACTTACAAGCGTTCATATAGGCAGATTATTACGAGATAATAACAAGACACGAAAGCGATTGCGTAAAATACATCAACCTGCTACATACAGAGGCAAACCAAGAGAGCATCAAAAAGAGGTAAGCACTTTCATTCAAGAAGTAAGGAAGTATTCTATGGATAAGATTATCTGTTTAGATGAAACTGCATTATATCCTGCGTTGCATCCCTCTTATGCTCGTTGTGATAGTGGAAAGCGATGCTATGTAAAAACTACTGATAGTAAAGTTTTCAAGCATTATTCTCTACTGGTTGCGATTACTAATAAAGAAACAATAGCAACAAAACTCTACGAGCAAGGAGCAGTAAATTCAGAACGCTTAGCAGAGTTTATTACCAATAATATCAAGGGCAAATTTCAAGACCATCTTATCATTATGGATAATGCAATGTTCCACAAATCACCAGAGGTAAAGAAAGCGGTAGAAGATTCTGGAAACAAGATACTTTATAGTGTTGCCTATTATCCTCGTTCTAATCCCATAGAGCAGTATTTCAATCAGGTGAAGCATTACATCAAGAAGGAATCGCCTATCAGTTTTGAGGACATCAAGAAGACATTAGCACATAGCATAAAACAGGTAAAGGAGAAGCACTACCAGAACTATTTTATACACGCCTTTAATGTTGAATGGCTGAAGAAGGACAGGAAGACTCGCCGACGACCTCCCAAACTTTATAAAAATTGATTCCTCCGGATCCAACGATTTCGTTAAACTTCGTGAAAAAGGTTTAAAGATTTTGTGCGTATATAGTATAAGACAAAATGGTGAAGTATAGTTGTGAAACCTGCCAGAAAACTTTTACACAGAAGGGTCATCTGGAAGACCATCAGAATCGTAAGCGTCCTTGTAAAAAGGATAATACGATTGAAGCACTTGTAGAACAAAAGGTGAAGGAAGCGTTGTCAAAAACGAATGAGGGAGCGGTAAAAATTGACACCACAACTACGACTATTATGCAGTCAAACACAATGGACTACACAAAGAAAACTCGTGAGGAACTGATTGCGATTTGTAAGGAGAAGAGTATCAAAGGATATAGTGGTAAGAAGAAGGATGAGATTATTCAACTTCTTACACATAAACTTCCTACAGAAATTACTCCACAAAACGCAATCGTCAATACAAGTATTGTAGATATTATTCCAAGCACAGATATTACAAATATAAAATACATTGATTTATTCTGTGGTATCGGCGGATTTCATCAAGCACTAACAAATATTATCCCTACATCATCGTGTGTATTAGCATCGGATATTGATGAAAATGCAAGAAAGACATATGAAACAAACCATACACTAAAACCAGTGGGTGATATTAAAAAGATTGATATTAACGCAATTCCTACATTTAACCTAATTTGTGGAGGGTTTCCTTGCCAGGCGTTCAGTATTGCACAATGGAAAGATAAAAAGGCGTTTGACGATCCGCGTGGGACGTTATTCTTTGAAATTCTAAAAGTAATTGATATTCATAAACCAAAATGTATTCTATTAGAAAATGTATCACATTTAACAAAGATAAATAAAGGTGCTGTTTTACAAACTCTATTGAATTCTTTGAAGACACGTGGGTATAAAGTGTCATATCAATTACTAAGTCCTCATCAATTTGGAATTCCTCAAAACAGAGAAAGAGTGTATATTGTTGCAACAGCATCCGAAAAAGAGTTTGATTTTAAAATCTTATCTCAAAAGACATCTATCTGTAAGTTATCAGATATTCTAGATACAGATGTCTCAGAAGAATATTATATTGATACATCTAAATATAAAATTCTGGAAAATACCCAAATTAAAAAACAATCTAAAAGTGGTTTGAAGTTCTGCGGTTATCTAAAAGGGGAACTAAGAAAGGTTGGGGCAAAAGAAAACACAGAGCATTTATCAAGAGTCCATAAACAATTGATGAGGATTTATAGTAGCGATGGAACACATCCTACGTTGGCTGCATCTGAGACTTCAGGTAGATATCATATTTATGAAGAATCAACCAAAAGAGTAAGACGACTAACTTTAAACGAATGTTATAAATTAATGGCGTATCCTTCAACATTTATAAAAAATACAAATAAGGGTGTTGCATATAAGCAAATAGGAAATAGTGTTTGTGTGCGTGTTATAGAAGAGATTATTAAAGAGATGGTGAAACAAGAAGTGATGTAAGAATTTCGTTGATAGATTCTTTGATAGAGACACTCATATTCTTATAAGATACTATCTGTGTTCTTAACTCTTTAATGAATAACAAACATATTGTCTTTTCATGAAATATTGTATGTTGTAGATATGATATAACGAATCCATTTAGTGTATCAATACAGATATTATTTTGAACAACCCTTCTTTCTGTCTTTGCTGTTGTAATTATAAATTTCAAAGGAATATCTTCGTCCTTTATTTTTTCATCAAATACTGCTACAATCGTGTCAGTTATTGGAATTTTATGTTTGACTTCAATAGCAATTTTGGGTTTGAAACGGACATCTAAACCTTCAATATCTCCATATGATTTACTATGATTATCTGGTGCGGTATGTTCTTTTAATGGTTTCATTGTAATTCCTACCCACAAATATGGTTGAATTACAGATAGTAAAGTGTGTGTAATAATTACAGGAATAACAGATGATCCGCTACCAAGTTTATTTATTTCATCAAGTAATTTTGAAATATCAAGTATATTCATATGCTTTGAAGACACAACAATAGAATTCTTCAATGATGTAGTTGCCTCTTTTCTGTTTTTTAGAAATATCATCAAATATGCAAGTATATCATTGAGAAGATTTATATCTATTTTTGTATTTATTATTTCTACAATATTTAGAAATGATGTCTTACACTCCTTTGGAGAAATCATCCCTGAATATTTTTTATTGAATGGTTCTGCCTTTTCAAATGAGCGTGTAAGGGCAAACTCAGTTGATGTATCATATAATCCCTTTTTATATAGATAATCAGATACATAGCATCTATCTATTGTTCTTAAACTATACTTTCCACCAATTTGTGTTTGATGATTGCGAGTATCCCAATCAGAATACATTATCTTTGCAATTACAGAAACAATAGTTGCCTTTAATGGTGCCCAAGATTTTGAAATATTATTTGATATTATATCAAGTTCATCTTTGATACATACATCTCCACATTTTTCTGTCAAACGAGTAGTATCAACAATATTAGAATCTAATGCCTTTTGAAGTATTGATGAATAATTATCGGTCATCTCTACTTTTGCTGGTGGAATTACCTTTACATCAGTTTCCGCCTCAATTTTTGGTGCTGAAACTGGCGTAGCATCTCTCTGCGTAATCATCTCAATCAGTTCCTCTTTACTCTTTCCTGTAATGCCCTTGATTTTGCGGTCCTTACAGAGTGCTTTGAGTTCGTCTTTTTTCATCTTGGAATAGTTCATTTTGGATACTTCGGTTTTGTTAATGCTTACCAATTCGTTTTTGCTGGATTCAATTTTTTAGTCGTTAAGTGCCGGTTTGAAATGTTTGTTGGTCTAAAAGCTATAATAAGAGCTGCCCTTTCCGCCAGAGCCGCGTCAAACCCCTATAAGTGAAAATACACAACTTCAAAAGAATGCCCTGTCCTTGTAATCTGCCATTAGAACTATATCCCGAAGCAGCTGAATGGGGACCCCTTTTATGGACGATTTTACATGCCCTTGCGGAGAAATCCGGTCGCACTGTCTCACCATTATATGCTGAGGATGAGCGCAGAACCTGGATACATTTTTTTAAACACACAAGTGAAATAATCCCCTGCCATGTATGTAAGGAGCATTTTAGACTATATTTGAAAGAGCATCCTGTTGATGAACTAAAGACGATCCCATTATCTGGCCTACATAATTGGATACGGACCTGGTTCTGGGAAGTTCACCAGTGGGTTAACATGACCCTAGAAAAACCCTCCTTCTCAATGGATTTACTAACAGTTACATATTCAAATATAGATATTCGCACCTATATAAAGCGCCTAGAGGCACCACTAAAGCGTGCTATTATGCTTTCAGGAAATCAATATATAAAGTTTAATGAATGGAAATCTAAGACCCTTTTATTATTATCACTTTTTGGCATGTAACAGCTAGTACTGAAGTTAAGTACTCCCCATGGATAAGGCCACAAGGTGGCCTTATGTCATTGGAGTCACTTTAGCTTCTCGTTCTAGCCATCAGAGCCATGTACTTAAATTAAGTATATGGCAGTAAGATTAGTAATGAGAGGAAGGACTCGCAAGATGCGAGGCGGCAGTCGTCTAAATGTCACCTTCGGTCAAATAAAAGCCACAGGACAGTTAGTGAATAAACGCGCAACCATTGAAAAACCGATAGTAAAATGGGCTACAGAACCCGATACTTATTACACAATTATATGTATTGATCCAGATGCCGTGGCAAAATCATGGCTTCACTGGATGGTTGTAAATTGTGAGGGAGGAAATCCCGATTCTGGGAGTGAGCTTGTAAAATGGGCGCCACCCACGCCGCCAAGTGGAACACATAACTACATTTTCTATCTCTTTTCACATACTTACAAGATTGCGGTTGATCCACCAGAGCAACGTGGCTACTTTAAAATTGATGAATTTGTGAAAAATAACGGACTGTATAAGAAAAAGGTTACTAGTATAAAAGTATCATCTAAGTAGAATGATTAATCCGAATTATATATCGCTAAGACCTATTGGTAAATTTGCATCAGGATATGATGCTAAGTCGAGTAGAGTATGGTACAGCAATTTATCAAGAGTTGATAAACTAAGAGAGGATGAATATCAGCGATCGATTCTTAGAAAGAAGTATCCTAAATATTCGCTAACGGAGATTGAGACGATTCGTTTAAGGACAAGTGCCTAAGCATACTTGCCGACCTCTAAGGACAAGTGCCTAAGCATACTTGCCGACCTCTAAGGACAAGTGCCTAAGCATACTTGCCGACCTCTAAGGACAAGTGCCTAAACTTCATAAACTTATACTATTAAAGATGCTCGTAGTATCAGCATATTACATGATTCCATCTAAACAGCCTCACGCTTTTTACATGGGAAATATTCAACGCTATTTCAGATTTATGAAGACCAGGGTAATATTTTACACGAGCCAAGATATGTTTAAGAGGTTGTCGCCCTATGCTGGAAAAAATATCACATTTCGCATAGTTGAATTCAAGCATCTAGAAGTTTTTAAGGAATTTCCGAAAGAGTTCTGGGAACGGCAGATTCAGCGCGATCCTGAATCTTACCATACATGGCAGCTCGGTGCCATCTGGGCCAATAAGAAATATTTCGTTTCTGCCGCCGCCAAGGAATTTCCAGATGAATGGATAATGTGGATGGATGCCGGCTGTGTACGTAAGGAAACCTGGGCGCCTTTTGTAGATGAGTTTACAAGACGCCGCCTACCGATCACACCAAGTGTCTACGCACAGGTCTTGAATCCATTTCCAAAGGATGTAACATTCTTCAAATATCCGAATGTGTATGTTGCTGGAGCTCTAATTCTTTTTCACAGATCATGTATTCAGGATTATATTAATAATTATAATACAATTCTGAAAGAGTATGATGCAAATAGCGTTTCCGCAACAATGGATCAATATATAATGGCCTCTGTTATGAATCGGTATCCGCGCTGGATAGGGGTAGAACGCATGAAACTAGATATTATTGATTATCTAAACACATGCCCTGATCCATGGTTCTTCTTCCTAGCATATTTTTAGCGTGCCAAAAAGGTCGCCGCCTCCATACTTCTAAAATATGTCATAGTAGTATTTGTCATAAAAAGAAACTTGCCTACCTCATTTGAAAGTGAGGTAATAAGGTTCTCTGATGTTTGAAGACATGATAACATAGTAACAAACTCGTTATAGGCCTGGGTACGCAGTCTTACATTCTGGCGCTCAAAACTGGCTACCGAAAATCCATTGACTGTCATACTTACCTGAGGGATCGTATAAATCTTCCAGTTTGGTCTAGCGCCTCTCATAAATTCCTCTAGCAGTTCACTGCGTTCTGCAACAACAAAAACAGATAGAACTTCAGGATTCTTAAGATTATTATTTATTTCATTTACTGCCTGGAGATAGGGCGCAACAGTAGAGACAGGATCAAATTGCCGCTGGACCGTATTACTTGAGATATGTACTCCAACATTGATAATATCAGGAATATTATACTGTGTTCTCATCTTGCTGATTTCACTTATCATAGAGGGACTCCATTCAAGAATACTTGTAGCCTGAAGCTGAATTTCATCGCGCGTGAGACTATTCACATAGGGGATTACGCGCGAAGGATCATGCTGAATCAGTGTAGTCGCATTTGCAACCATTGAATCGACAAAGGTCGTATTAGAAACTTCCTGAAAGGTACTCTTAAGAATTGAGAAGGATGGGCTAACAGGATTCGTCTGATCATACACTACAAGCGGCCGCCCTACTGATCTTGCATAGATATTTGTATAGAAATACTGATTAAATTGCTCGCAAAACTCACCGGCACCTGTCTTAAAAAGAAAGGGGCGAACGGTATCTACCGCCTTTTTTGCTGCGCCCACGCGAATCCAAGAAGTCATATAAGTATAATTTACGATTTAGGGTTTAGCCCATGCGCTATAAAGAATAAATATTATTTAACTAATAAAATACAGAATGAAATATTGTGTATTAGTAATTGCGATAGGTGATATTCATTATAAAGCAGATGCAAAAGAAGTTCTTACACATTATTTTGAGAAACATGGTATTCCCTATGTATTTTTAGAGGAGAATTTATCACCTGAGTTAAATTACAAAAAGGCGCATCCTAGTTGGCTTAAAATGATATGTCATCGTATTCTTCCCGGCTATGATTCTATTATATGTTGGGATCTCGATCTTCTTCCTGCTACACCTGATACACTTGTCATACAAGATTTCGATCTCACGCGTATGTGTTTAGCAATAGATGATACCATTAGAATAAATGGTACTGAAATACATCCAAGTTGTCCTAATTTTAAATACAATTGTGGACTAATATGTATACCCAAGAAATATAGTAATTTTACTGAGAATATTTACGATACATTTGCGCCTGGCACTCTTCAATTATGGGAACAATTTTATTTTAATAATATGGTTTTTGAAGAAAATATAGATATTTTTGTACTTCCTGATGATATAAATGTATTTTGCGGAACAAATAATTTTAAGATGGCGCGTCTTCAGCATTTTACATATGGTCTATATGCAAAACATTTGTTGACTTTACATAAATACCTTTACTTTCTAGATGTAAGTGGTTACAACTATCCAAAAATGTATCCAACGCGGATAGATATGATTAATGATTTAATAGTGAGTGGCTCTACAATTTGTGAAATTGGTATTTTTAGAGGCGATTTTGCAAAAGAACTTATTAAACTTAACCCATCAAGACTTGTTCTACTTGATATATTTGAAGGTATTGTAGATTCTGGGGATCAAGATGGTAATAATTATATTACAATAAATTTAGATCAAGCATATAATAATCTAAAGGAGCATTTTTCCAATGACTCTAGAGTTGAATTTATGAAGGGTGATAGTTCTACAAATCTTAGAACCTTTCCTGACGAGACCTTTGATATGATATATATTGATGGGGATCATAGCTACGAGGGCTGTAAGAAGGACTTACTTCAAGCCTATGCAAAGATTAAGAACGGCGGCTGGATAATGGGACACGATTATGAGATGAACATGGTAAAGGCAAACAAAGCATACATATTTGGTGTTCGTAAAGCAGTTGATGAGTTTTGTTTGATGCACGGACAAACTATACATTCAAGGGCTATGGATGGCTGCGTTTCGTACGCTATATGTATTAATAAGGCCTAAACTATAACATAATATAAAAGATAATGCCCTCAATCTATATAGAGCTACATTCTGGACTCGGAAATCAGATCTTTCAATATGCTATAGCAGTGGCACTTTGGACTAACTTCAGATTTAAGACCTATATTCTACCGTCTCGCGGAAATACACACTCTAAAATGAACTATCAGAATATTTTCACTATAGTGGGACATGTCACAGATAATACCTATCCAAAGAATGCCACCGATGAGGCCATTCCAAAGAATGCTATTGTTATTAATAAAAAGTCTTCTGCCTTTGCCTGGTGGGATATGAAGACGATGGAGGCCTTTCACACAGTGCGCCTATCAGGCTACTACCAGAATTATGACCTTTTCAAATCGGCTATTCCTAGGATTGCAATGGAGCTGCCACCTGTTTTCGATAAGATATATGGAATCCCAACATGGAATCCTGTGAGTGCTGGTTTTATTCATGTTCGTCGCGCAGACTACCTCTTATCACATGCAAAAATGTATAATCTCCAGATGGACTACTACAATGAGGCTATCGACAAGATTCAATGTATTAATCCTGGCCTCAGGTGGATCATCGTGAGTGATGATATAGCCTGGTGCAAGGCTCAGATCTGGAAAACGATTGGCCCACCTACATTTTTTGAGACACCAGATGAGTTGAAGGCATTCTGGTGTCTACTGAATTGTAAGGCCGGTGCAGTAATAGCAAATTCCACCTTCAGTTATTGGGCTGCCCTTATATCGGCGAGCCAATTCAAATCGCCTGTAGTCTATCCGCGCGCCTGGCATTTGGAAGAGGACCCCCAACTCTTTCCTGCCGAGTGGATACCCGTGGGATCTAAGGAAAATAGTCTAAAGATTCGGTCTTAAATACTTTTAAGAAACAGGCCGCCCCTTACTAGATGGAAATAACACTTACTCTACCACTCTCGTACACTCTGCCGTCATTATATACCAACGCTGAACCAAAAGTTATTGCTCTTGCACTATCTCTTGGAGCAGAAGCGTATGAAAGTTTAGAGGGTACGGCGGTGGCTTTGGCGCGATCTGAGACAAATGCTGAGGCGGTTGCAAAGGTTACTGCAGAGTTCAACGGTGAAATCGAGGCTCTTAGCACCGAGTACAAGCAGAAACTGAAACTCCTAGCCCAGGAGAAGGCCCGTGCAGAAGAGACCTGCTCGGCGATTCAGACAACTCTGACCGCCCTTGAAAGTCAGCAATCCCTATCGAGAGCACAGATTCAAAAGGAGACTAAAGATTCGTACCAGGACCTCTTGAAGGCGAAAGAGGAGCAAATTGCGACCCTGCAGAAGACTCTAGAGCAACATATCGAGGGTATGAGTGGGAAGGTAGAACTTCTACAGAATTCTATCACACGGACCTTTGCCTCATCAAAGGATAAGGGGTCCTATGGTGAAAACTTTATCGAGGGAATGTTAAAGAAGGCCTTTGATTGTGATATTCAGGTTGTTAGCAAGGAGGCCCAGAGCGCGGATATCCGTATGGTGCGCGGCCCTCAGCTGGAATATTTCTGGGAGATCAAAAACTATACTCGCATGGTGACAAGCGAAGAGATAGAGAAGTTTCGCCGTGACATGCGCCTACATCCAGAGGTCTGTGGTGGATTTCTCGTGAGTCTTCGAACGGGTATTACTGGTCGTAATCGCGGTGGTGATATAGATATCGAGTTTCTAGAGGACGGGCGATTTATTGTGTATATCAGTACTCTTATGGCGCGAGAGGATATTGTCTTTTATCTACAGACCCTTCGACCACTTCTACAGGTGATTGAAGCAATGGCGAAGCCTGCAAAGACTGATTCTGATACTGTACGGGTTCTAGAGTCAAAAAGCGTAATGATAACGAACCTACTACGGAGCCATTCTGTTTCGATTGCTAAGCATAAGAATTCGCTAGTTTCTCATCGTAAGCGGTGCGATCAAATGTTCGCAGAGTTCCAGGCCTATCTTATGGAGTCTGATACACAGGTGCAGAATGTTCTCAGAATTGCGATAGGTACAGAGGAGGAGTCCGACGAAATTCAGCGGGATTCTGAGACATATTTGCCGGCGCTTGTTTTCTCAAAGGAACGCCTTTCCGATTTGGAGGGGCGCTCAAAGGCCTTTGTGAGCTGGCTTCTAGGGGCGGCGGAGGTGCGTGAGGGGGGTGACTTGCGTGTAAAAGATCTTATCGATAAGGCGCGCGATAAAGGGTTTTCAGAGAAGTTTGTGCGCGAGTCGCGCGAGGAGATTTTTCAGCCAACTTCCTGGGCCTCCAGATCTCCCCTTATTGTAGGGCTCGTCTGGAAAATCTAAGACCTATAATAAGGATGTCTAGAACGCGAACGCGAAAAGTACATCGTGGTGGTAACCATAATAAATGTATGTATATTCATCTAGGATATAATCAATCCGGTCTTGGAAATCAGTTGTATGTATATGCAGCTGGAGTTGTTGGCAAAATAAAATCAGGATATAAGCTCTGTATGGTGCGATCAGCAGGAAATCCACATTCTGATACGGACTACCGACCGATGTTACTACAGGGTGAGTCTGTTGATAATTCAGATCCAAATTCAATATTAATACATCAACATTTAGGTCAATCTGAAAAATGGGATGACTCGACAATTAAAACTGATGGAATTCACAACTATTATATGGTGGGCCCCCTATACCAAAATTACCAGTCAATAAAGGATGTAATCCCTATAATCCGCAATGATTTCAAGAAGGTATTTGCTGAAAAGTTCCCAGGGTTCAAGGAAACAGTCGATTCAAAATCAGCCTTCGTTCATGTTCGGCGTGGAGATTATACAAAGGCATTTTCGAAGGTTCTTCCAACTATAAAATACTATAAGAGAGGTATTGAGATGTTAAAGACTGCCGGTATTGAAAATATTTATTTACTATCAGACGACCTGAAATGGTGTAAAAAGAGACTTGGAGGACTTGGGCTAACACCATTTGAAGAAGATGATGAACTAAAAACACTCTATTTGATGAGTTTATGTAAGGGAGGTGCTGTTATTTCCGCATCAACCTTTAGTTCGTGGGGTGCTATACTCGGCCCTGATGAAAATAAGAAATCTGTTATTGTTTATCCAAAGAAATGGTTACAACGTACAAATGATAATAATTATCTAGATTTCCCATTTTGGTGGCATGGAATCTAAAGCGGACTCGATATAATTATATAATGGCAGCGCGACTTCTAGATGGTACTGGTTCAGTTGAGCTTCTCGGTACCTTCGGCGATGATCTCACAGTCGTGAATGCGGCTCGTGTTTCTTTTGCAAAGGAGTCAGTTAAGCTCGACGAGAAAGATGTAAAGCTCATCAACTATCTTGCGAAGCATAACCATATTACGCCCTTTTTTCATCCACAGGTGCGACTTCGTCTCAAGATGCCAATCTATGTGGCACGCGAGTGGTTTCGGCACACGGTTGGTTTCGCTCGCAATGAGGTCTCGCGGCGCTATGTTGATACAGTTCCAGAATATTACATGCCTCGGCGTGGTGATCTCAGAGAGCGCGATTCTAACAAGAAGCAGGGTTCAAAGACGAATGCAGTAGACGGCGAAGATCTGTGGCGTGCATGTATCAAAAAGAACTGTGACGAGACTGTTGAACTCTATGGTGAGCTTCTAGATAATGGCGTGGCCCCAGAGGTGGCGCGCGGTATTCTTCCGCAGTCAATGTATACAGAGTTTATTGAGACAGGCTCACTCTACGCCTATGCGCGCCTTTGCCGTTTGCGACTAGATCCACAGGCTCAGGTCGAAATTCGGCAGTATGCAGAGGCACTAAGCAAAATGCTACTAGAAAAATTCCCAGTTTCATGGGCTGCACTATTTTATTCTGCGTCAGAGTCAGCGTAGGTAATATCTATAGTATTATCCTTACGATTGTAGCGGCCTAGATAGTTAAGTCGCATATCATACACCTTGTCCTTCAAACTATTCAAATAGACAATTCTATTATCTATTTCAATCTTTCGGACTTTTACAGTAATAATCGTTGGATCTTCATTTAAAGGCTCAATAAGAGTGTTTGTCTGAGAGGACGGTGGCTTAGCTTGCGTCTTGGGCTGCGGCTTAGCTCTAGTCTTTTTTACTACCTCTGGTTCAGCGACCTTTGGCTCTGCAGGCTTTGGCTCTGCAGGCTTTGGCTCCGCGGCCTTTGGCTCCGCAGGCTTTGGCTCCGCGGCCTTTGCGACAATCTTTGGCTTTCGTTTTGTAGGAGCTGTAGGAGCTACTGGAGCTACTGGAGCTACAACAGGCTCTATCACTTTCTCAACCTTCTTTCTAGGAGCCATTTCTACCGTATTGTTCTCGGTATCTTTATAGGCCTCTTCAGCAATTCGTTCCGCCTCTTCTGAAATAGTCCAGCCAGCCTCTATCTTCGATTCATAATAAGACCCCTTGTAAATACGACTCCAGTTTGGAATCGCCTCTCCTACGAGTCCATGTACCTGTTCTGATTGATTTTGCATAGTACCCTTCCACTTCTCTAAAAGTGCAGGAATACGTCTTGTGCGCTCAATACATGAACTACATAAACTTTCCTCGGTAGGATTCTTACATCGAGTTGGAAGAAAGAATCCAAACTTTGGTTTATTAGTAAACTTCAGTTGTGGCACATTCTTTTTTTCTAGAGTATGTCGCGCTTGACACTGCATGTTAGTTTTATAGAGAATCATAGGATTTCTCAAATTTTATTCGTTGCAGCCGGCACCCGTCTAAATTTGACGGGCTCTTGTGTATGCTTGAGAAGTATAGAGAATGTCTGTTAACATCAATCTTACGATCAGCGATACCACTGGAAATGTTATCCTGGCTACACTTATTGCGTACATGACAGTATATCTTCATATTTCGATTTATAATAATGTACTTGTTCTTTCAGTTCCTCTCACGATTGTTCTTGTTGCTCTGAGTGTCTGTTTCGGCGCCTTTAATGTCGCTATTAATCGGCCATGCAATTGCCCCCCTGTTACTTACTATGAAGATGAAAAGCTATATCCTGATACGGATGAGCCTGTAACAGCTGATGAGATCGTCGAGGAGGATGTTGAGGATGAGGCCGAGGAGGCCGCCGAGGAGGCCGCCGATGAGGCCGCCGAGGAGGCCGCCGATGAGGCCGACGATGAGGCCGACGGTGAGGTCGATGATGAGGATGAGGTAGTGAAGAAGAGACTTGATGTTCTCCTCGGTCGCACACCTGTAAAGACTGAAGAGCAGATTGAGGCCGATAAGGTTGCTCAACGCAATCTTGTTATCGAGCAGCTGACTAAGTGGTCTAATAAGATAAAGGAGGGCCACACTCCTAATTAACAAGGCAAATGCCTAAATCAATAAAGGCTCAGAGTTCTCGCAGAAGGGTCAGTTGTGTTAGACCACTTTGGCATCCAAAAAAAGGGAACAGTTGCTATAGTTGCTCCATACAAATCTCTAAAAATACTACGATAATAAAACATCTCAGGAGTTCTAGGAACATTCTCAACAAACTTTATTTTTTCCCATCCAACAGGAACAAGCGTCGCTGTTTTTTCCTGTGCGATCTCGTACCAGGATCTATCACCTGAAACACCATCACTAAAGGCCTCCTTTCTACGCCAAAGAACCTCTCGTGGAAGAGTTGAACCATCATCAAAGGCCCTACGCAAAAGCCACTTCTCGGGTAAAACACCCCTTACAGGTCGGCGATATTCTAGAGGGATTGTCATAACAGTCTGAACGAATCCCTTATCTAAAAATGGTGTCCTCGGCTCCAGTCCCTGCGAAGAGATCGAGCGATCGCTGCGTAGCACATCAAAGGTGTGAATGTTATCAAGAAGACTTACGACCTCTTTCTCATATTCCAAATCACTGGGAGCATTATTTAAATATAAATACGATCCAAAAACCTCATCTGCCCCATCTCCATTAAAAAGTACCTTGCAGTCCGTCCGTCTAGCAACCTCTCTAGCAATAAGCCAATTTCCAACAGAAGCCCGCACTGTCGTCGTATCATATGATTCAATATCGCGGATTACATCTGGAATCGCGGCGAAAAAATCATCCGAGCTCATGACAACTTCGGTATGATCCGAACCGATCCAATCTGCAACAAGGCGTGCATGGGCGAGGTCCGAGCTTCCAGCCATTCCAATACTAAAGGTCTTCAGAGGCGGCGCACCTACCGCCCGCAACTCTTTTGAAACCAGAGAGGCAATAAGACTACTGTCAACACCGCCACTCAGAAGCGCAGCACAAGGTCGCTCAGTCATCATCCGCTTTTTCACAGCCATTTCAAGAGCTCTGCGAACTGCATGAGAGGCCGCATCAACCTCCGAAAAGACTGGAATCTTCATTAAAGACAGTGAATGATATTTTACGCTCCCTTTAATATCAAGATTAAGCATATTATAGACCTCAAATCTCCCCGGTTGAAACGGAAAAACATTAGCCGTTTCCCCTATAATAGTCTTCATTTCACTTCCAAAATATAGTTGTTCGTTGAGTCCCTTCTTCACAGTATCATTGTACCTCTTGAACCCCTTATAGAGTGGTCTCACACCATAGGGATCACGCGCGACAACGATTTCTCCGAGCTCCTCATCGAGAATAATACACGAGAAGACTCCGTCAAAAAGACGGAACATATTCTCAAGATTTGGCCCTCTAAATTGCTTATAAAGAGCCCCTACAACCTCGCAATCACTCCCGCTCTTACAACCCAGATTATATTTATCATTTAGCGCCTTCCAATTATAGATTTCCCCATTTACAACCCAGGTAATTTTTCCCTGCTTCATAGGCTGCATTCCATTTGAGTTCAATCCATTGATAGCTAAACGCGTAAATCCAATAATTCCGACGCCGCATATATCAACATATTCATGGCCCTCTGGGCCTCGTGGAATAAGTGTCTTTAGAGCTCGGGTATATGACTCTCCCGTCAAGTGTTTTCCGAATATAGCCCATATACCACACATATCTATTTTTAGACTGGTGACTTCTATAAGCCTTTTTGCTTGTAGTTATAATAGATGGACGCCAGCGATAAACTAAGACGCGATATGAGTAAGACCATATACAATAACTATGTAACAATGACTCTATCCAAGCAGGCCGCATGTAATTATAGTACCTGTGTAAGTACACTTGAACTTGCGGGCTGTGTTAAGAACTTCAAAGATTTCGAGCAGCGCTACGAGGTGGCTCTCGGTCGTCAAAATACGGCGACCTGTGCCACTGCTGCGTCAACCTTCTATTTCTAGAGGTACTAAACAGTATCAGACATACTATAAAAGAATGCAGACTGAAAAGACAAAGGAGGAGCGCGTCAAAGAGGGAATTACGATACTCAAAGCACTGCTGAAGACCGGTATTGACTCCGAAGATAGTGGTTCAAAGAGTATCAAAAAGGTAATATCAGAATGGGTTAACACTGGCGAAGAGTTCACAGGTGTCATACCCTTCGCAAGATATGACAGAAACGCACATATTATTCTTCCTAAATACGCTGGCAAGAATGCCACCGCCGTTCTAAAAGTGATTGATCCGTCAGCGTATTCGATCTAATGCTAATCACCTTATCTCTAATCAGAATGGCTTCCGAGAGATCGGGACTCCTCTCAGAAGGTGCTCTTTATGAGACCCTTGCGAGAGGAAACAAAGATCTATATTTCATAGGATCCGGATTTACAGATACAGTAAATCCCTTTGAGACGCGATATGAGCGCGGCCCAGGATTCGTAAATGAACTTCGCCGCACAGTTCCACTTAATGCAGTTGATTTTGGGCGTTCCTGTGAGTTCGAGTTTGATATCGCCGGCGATGTGTTTCTCGAGACAACACTTATCATTGATCTTCCGACATGGTTGCCACCTGTCGAAGCCGGTCTTAACAGGACCTCAGGATATTCCATTCTTAGCAAGGGTGGTACCGCTTATGGCTACACCCGTGGAATCGCCTATTTCCTTTTTTCAAACATTCAAATCTACCAGGATAAGATTCTTCTTCAAGAATTCAGCGGAGATACGCTCTGGGCTTCTAGGCTCTCGCGCGGGGATCTCAATTCAGCCTACCTTGATAATGCTCTTACGGGAATGACAGATGTTTCAGGAGGAGCAGTATCCCTATCAAAACAGGCCACGCCTGGTCGTCTTCGGCTCACTCTTCCAATGATTGGTGGAAAACATGGAATACCCTCGATCGGAATGAAACAGCAGTCCTTTCGTCTAAAGCTAACACTGAGACCTCTAGAGGATATTGTAGAGTGCTCGGATTACAGTATAGTCCGCCCAGCACCATGGAATGTTTCGTCATTTACTGTGAGGCTGCCGAATAAGACTACCTATACCGTTGCACCTCTTCCAAGAGAACGCATAGGAAAGCCACAGATCTTTCTTGAAACGCGCCATGTTTATCTAGATCCGGATTCACGCAAGGGGATGGGAGATGCCACGCACGAGATACCCTATTCAGTCTTTTATGAGAATAATATGACCTTTGGGGGGCTCGATTATTCATCGGCTAACGAGGCCGCGGCACAGTTTCCAGGTTTTGTAAAAGATCTCGACGCGCAACACACGGCCAGCCGCATTTTCTGGTTTTTTAGAACTCGCGATGATCTCGAACGGGGTCGGCGCTGGGCCACATCATCCTACAATAACCCATATTACCAAGATGTGACCTTTCTCATTGCTGCGCGCGATCGCGAATCTCTCGCTGGCCCTCCAATTTGGAATACTCTTGTACCCTTTGCAAAAGAAAATCGCGATCCTGGATTTACAATTGGAGAAATGAATTGGGATCTGGGAGCATCTCTTGCAACGGAGAGCAGAGTTCCAGAAGGATCTATCAACTTTTCAACGGCTGAAAAACCGGTATTTTTCTTTCATATTCGTCCTCCCAATCTCGATCAGCCTTTTCAAACAGGGGTCGTCGAAGTCACAGTTGTAATTGAAGCCTGGGCCCTTTATTTGATCGAGGGGGGTCGTGGGTATTTTAAGTTTGGCAATTAACAACAGTTATGATAGATGAGTAAACAGCCTCTAGGACCAATAACAACACTCTTGGATCTTACGGATCGTGACTCCCAAGAGAATTATCTTTATCCACTCAGCTCTGAGACTACACGCTTTTCTAGGGCGAAGGAGCGGAAGGTCGTTTCATTTACTCCACAAATTCAAACAATTCTCTTTCGTGGTCCGGCGGCCTTCGGGCAACGTTTCACCTTTGAAATTGGCTCACTGCTTGTCGGCGATTTACTCTATGGTGCCGTTCTAGAAATAAAGCTGGGTCACTGGCTTGATAACAGGACTCTAAATATGCTCGCTGCTGGTGAGCTGGTGTACTCTGATGTATCTCAGGCCTGGGAATATGCAAACGGTCTCGGAGCCTCCTGTATAGCCTTAGCAGAACTCGAAATAGATGGCAAGACTGTTGAGAGTGTCGATGGAGACTTCATACATGCATGGTCTCTCTTGTCAGCAGACTATAATACCCAGGTTGGGGTTGCCTACGATCATATTGGGCGTCTCCCTATTTCTATTCTAAGACAGATCGGAATAGCAAATAGCCCTATACCTACACCTCGCGCCTTTCCAACGGAGGATGGCTATATCCACTGCCCTCTAAGCATGTTCTTCAGTCGTGTGAGATACCAGGAGGCCCTGTCACTCATCTCAATAAAAGAGGGCAAGGTACGATTAAATATAACTCTCAGACCGTTTTCAGATGTTGTTAGACAGATTCGCGGCTACAGAGATACATGCACCTCTGTGCCAATTAACACAACAATCTCATTTACACATAAGGACGGGTCAAAAGTAAATATTCAGACTCTGTCTAGAATTCCCGCA